AACCTGCCGTTTACCGGCCAGACACCATAGTCGATGATGCCCGAAACATTGCCGGTCTCTGGTTCATAGCTGGCTTGCTTTTTCAGCAGTACGCCGCCCATCTGCCCCCCACCCACCTTCGGCAGCAGCTTCTTGAGCGCCGTGGGCACGATGGTGTCGTAGAAGGCTTTCATGCCTTCGCCGCCAACCTTGAGGTCTAGGCCGGTCAGCGCGTTGTGTCGCGCCAGCAAAGCGCCCTCGCGGGAGCCCTCGCCGTTGATGATCTTTTGCGCGATCTCTTTGCCGACGACCTCATCCAGCTCGCTCTTGGCGACAATCCTGTCGAATGCCACCCCGCCAGACTTGGCGACCGCATGGATGCGATAAGTGCCGGGAGGCAATCCCTCGTTCGACATTGCCTGATCGCCATCTCGGTACTCGATGGTCTTGATCTGCTTGCTCAGGTCATATCGCTCGGCGCTTTGCGTCCCGTTGACAAACGCCACGCGGTCATAGCCGCCCTCTGCGGCCATCGTGATGATGCGCTTGAGAGCAAGGTTGAGCCAGCCTTCGGTCTTGGTGACGTAGGGGGCGCGAGGCACACCAGAGTCATTGAGACCAAGGAATCCTTCGTCCTGACCCTCCATGCCCTGCATGTAGGTGGGATCGCCCTTGAACCCCTTCTTCTTTCCCTCCTGCCCCCAGTCGGATTGAATTTCCTCAACAAACAGCACGCGCTTGCCATCTGCATCGGTGCGGTCGTTCACGCGGATGTGGGCGAGGACGTTGGGCTGGTCCCAGTGGGTGGAGCGGTAATTTTGCGGGCTGTCTTTCGCTTCAACTTTGCTTACGACGGCCCCAATGTTTGGACGGGCGTCATAGGCTTCCTGCTGAGTCGCGAACCCCTGTTCAGATTCTTGGGTATCGGGGTCGTACCATTCCCACGTTTCTTTCTTCGGGCTCTCCGGCAGCGTCAGCAACATCTCGCGGTAGTTCTCGCCGCCCGGAAGGGTGTACTTGCCGTATTTCGGCGTCGATCCCGGCGGCCGAGTAGCGCCGTATTCCAGCTCGCGCAGGCGGCGCACATCGTCAGACTCCAACACACCGCGTTCGCCACCCTCGTGGCGGCGGCGCAGGTCGCGCAACTCGTTGAGCTCAACCTGCTCTGCTTTGCTCAGTCCGGCATCTTCACCCAGCACCGTTTCCTGAACCTGTACCCCATTGGCATTCAGGTACTCCAGCACCTGCTCCTTGCTGACTTTGCCGGCCTGCAGCGTCAGCCAGTCAGTAATGCCGCTCCACTCCACCTCGTCGGCCTTGGCTTGGCCCTTGTTGACCATGCCCTTGATAAGCTCCTTCCAGCCAACAGCGGGGGCAGCAGAAGTCTTGCTGGATTCGATAGATCGCGCGAGGGCAGAGTAAAGGCCCAGCGGGGTGATGTCATCCCTACGGAATGCTGGCGAATTGGCGCTACGGCTGAAAGCCGCATCTGGTGTGTTGGCTTCTGGTGGCTTGGCGATAGGGGCGCTTGGAGCGGTGGCTTGAGGCGACATGCTCTTGGCCTCGTCTGCCATGGACGGCAGTGCATACAGGGCTTGCTTGTCCATCAGCAGGTCCAGCACCTTCACCGCGCTGGCCGGGTCGTCCACATTCGCAACCATCGCGTTGACACTGGAAACAAAATCGCCCGCCTCGGCAATCAAATTCTTGTCTAAAAAGTAGCGGGCGCCCTGTGTCTTGGACTTCGGAACACGAACCTGAATACCAGCCCCTTTGGGCAGCACACGCACCAGTCCGTCACGGGTGGCAATGCCGAACCTTCCAATGTCCTTGTTGGTGCTTTGCTGCAGGAACTTGAGCGCATCTGCTCCACTGCGCAGGCGGTAGTCACCCTGCGTGTTCTTGCTGAAATCAAACAGCTTGGGCAGCAAAATACCCTGCTCGATCACCCCGTCAGCCTTGGTGAAGCTGATGATGGTGCCGCGCACGCCCTTGATTTCGCCATAGGCGGCCAGCAGGTTGCCCGTCACGATCTTGGCGGTTTCGCGCTGGTTGGCGGGTTGCTCCTTGAAAAGCGTTTCCACCCGGAATGCAGGCGCAATGCTGGAAACCTCGATCTTTCGGAACTGGGTCGCCGGCACGGTGATGCTGCGCAGTGCCCCATTGAGTGCCACAGTGATTTGGAACTTGCTCAGGCTGAACGGGTTGCCCGTGCTCTTGTGCGTGTTGCGCACGTTGGTGACGACCGCGTTGTAAGGCTCGCTGTTGATGTCCACACGGAACGTTTTGCCAATGGCATGGCTGCGCACGAAATCATCGCCAGTGGCTACACCTTGGGCTTGAGACAACTCGCGCACGGTCAACGCGCCAACAGGCTCGCCCTTCATGGCTCGCCGCATTGCCTGCTCTGCCATGCTGGCAGCCATGCCCTCGCCAAACAGCGGCTTGAGCAACGCGGCATATTCCTCCTGGTCGAAGTTGTCGCCCTGGCCCACCTTCTGCGCCAGCATCGCATTGGTCTGGTCCACATAGGTCTGCAGCAGGCCCGACAGCATCGCCTGCGCGTGCTCTGCGCCGGTCTTGCCCTGCAGATTCTCCGTCATGACCGCCTGGATTTCATCGGGCTTCATGGCCACACCCTGAGCCTTGATGGAGTATTCGCCGTACACGGCATCCTCTCCAAACGGCGTGGCCTTGTTGGGGCCTTCAAACAGGATCTCGGAGCGCACTTCCTTGGCGTCGTAGTCGAACGTGCGCGGCTCCAGGTCGTTCTGGTTGGTCTTATTCAGGTATTCAATCAGCGCGTCGTACTGCGCCTCTACGTCCTCATAAAAAGCGCGCTGCACTTCCACTGGCTGAAGGGCTAGGCGCCCCGTGGCCCTGCGAGCAATGTCTTCGGTCACGCGCTCGCCATCGAGTGATACCAAGTCGTCCATGCCCAATTGCCTGGCCAACTCAAGGTTATCTGCCAGGTACTCGTTGACGATCTGATCGCCATACTTGTTAAGGATGTCTGCCGTCTTGACCGATGTAGCCGATTCCGTGTTGCTCGATGTGTTCGCGTTAAGCGACTTCATCTTGCGCGACAGTACGGCGGTCGGCCGCTTCTCGGTGGGCAAGTCCACACTTAGGATGGTGTATTTCGGCAGTCGCACCTGACCGGTGCGATGCACGCGACCCAACATCTGCATGAAGATGTTAATGTCACCAGCGGCCTGGGCCACGATCATGTGGCGCTGGCGCTGGTCCGCGAACTTCTCTGAAGCGTGCAGACTAATGCCGGTGGAGCCCGCCACATTCAGGATGAGCGCATCCAGCTCGCCGCCATTGAACTTGCGGGTGGATGCCACTTTGTCGCGCTGCTCGGTCAGGTCAATGGCGGCCAGCACGGGATTGCGCGGATTGCTGTAGTCCACCGACAGGTTGCGCCCGGTAATCTCAGCAACGCTGAACCCGGCCCTGGCGATCTCGGCCCGCATCCAGTCGATTGGCGACACGGGAATATCAATGTCAAGGGAATCAATTACGGCCTGCGCATCGTCGTAGGCCCTGCGTGTGATTGGGTCCAACTTCGACAGGGGAATGTTCTGCTTTTTCTTGTCGCCAGTGGGCGATACCACATTGATTACTCGGCTACGCTCCAAGGCGCGCGACAACACCGTGCGATAGTCAAATGCTCCAAGGCTGTCACCCTGCGCAATGTTGTTCTGCTCTGCGTACTCGGCCAGAAAGGAACCCATCGTGTTTTCCACAGCGATGATGGGTTTTTCTCCCCGCTTGAGGGATGCAATCGCCTCGTCTGCGGCGGTCTGCGCCTTGAGTCCCAGCAGCATCTGACGCACGAAGTTATGCACCACGCTGGAAAACTCGGTGTGCTGCACGCCAGCAGAGACCTGATTGCCAGCGTTATCCTGCACCGTGGAGCCCTCTTTTTTCAGTGCCTTGTCCATCGACTTGACGAACACGGAGTGAAACTTCTTGTCGGCAGACACGATGGCGCGCAGCGCCTGGGTGGCCTCGTCACTCAGGCGCTCGTGCAGCGCGCGGTTACTGGTGTCGAAGGTGGATGCAATTGAAACCCCGTCATAGGACCGCTCGCGGCGGAACATCTGCCCGGCTTTCACCAGGTTGTTCGATACCACCGTCTGCAGCGGCAGGCCACCGGCCGCCATGGCATCACTCAGGCCATCAGCATCAGCTGCCGCGTCCCCAATGTCCGTCTTAAAGTACAACGGCATGTTGTCGGGCCGCTTGGCGTAGGTGGCGCTCAGGTAGGTCACGCCTCGGGCTTGTGCAAGCGCGGAAATCATGAAATCCCCGGTGCCGGATGCGCCTGCAGCATTGTGCGATTCGTCCAGCACAAACACAGCATTGCCAGACAGCGCCATGAGCGCCTGGCGCTGCAGGTTGGCCGTGTTGATCTGCGAATACGTCATGAACATGGCGTTACGGCCCTGTGGCAGCTTGCCGTTGTCCACAATGGATTGCACGGCCGCCCGGTGCGTCGATGCCTTGTTGGAGAAAAGCTTTTCGCCGTCCGCGCCGGATACCCAGGCGTCGGAATTCAGGATGAACGGGGCCACATCATGTGTGCCTATATCGGCCAGGTCGCCGTACATATCGGTGAACAGGCTGGGCTTGACGCTCACAAACACCGGGGTCATGCCGTTGCGAACGGCCCAGCGGATGATAGATGCGGCTTGCCGCCCCTTGCCGATGCCAGTCTGGTCGGCAATCACCACCGCCTTGCCCTGCTTGATCTGGTAGATAGCAGTGGCCACGGAATCCACCTGCAGGCCCATAAGGGCGTTGTGCAGGGCTTCGACCGATGGATAGCCCAGTTCCTTGCGTGCGAACTCGTCGATGTCGCCTACAGCATCTTCCAGTCGGTTGAGCGCATCCTGCGTGGGCTGCGCCATGTTGGACGGGATCAGTACACCCTCGTCCTTGCGCGCGCTGCGCGGCGTGTACGCCACCTGGAATTCGTTTCCGGCGGCGGGTTCTGCGGGTGCTACCCCAGTTGTTCCAGCAGGCTTTGCAGGTCCGCTGGCGGCAGGTTTTGAATCTGCCCCGGCTGGCTCCAGTCCAGGCGGGACAAAAGACTGGCCATTGAGTCGCTGCTCGTCAGGTATGTGCCCCACTGGGTCCGTGGTTGTCCCTGTGAGATCAGAAACAGCTCCGGCAGGTGCTCCTGCGACATTTCCAGCGCTGCCTCTGCTTGCTCTGGTGCCTGGTCGATTAGCGACTGGAGGTGTTTCGCTAGCAAATAGCGGTACTCCTGAGGGTCTGGCTTTTCCGCTGTCGGCACCGACAACAGGCGTGCTTGACCCTCGGACAGGTCGCCCGCCGGCATCCAGAATTTTTGTGAACTGCTCATAGACTTGATTCCAATTGTCCGCCCGTTGGATGGTTCCTGCAACTGGCGAAATCTGATTCGACTTTTGGTGGCCGTCAATCACGATCACGCGCACGGGCCAGCCCGCACCCTGGCGCGTGTAAAGGTCGCCTTCCACCTCGAAATGGCCGGCCACGTTGTAGTGCGAGTAAAGCCAGTTGAAGAAAATGCGGTCGTCTGTGCTCAGGCCACCCGGCGCCTTGTTGGCCCCCAGGATCAGCACGGCACGGCCGTCCTCCTTCATGGTTTCCAGCGCATACGCTGCAATCAAGTGGTCGATCTGGCCAATGTTGTAGCCATCCACCTTGACCTTGATGGGCTTGCCATCCTCACCCTTGACGGAGCCAAAGGGCGGATTGGTGATGACGGCATCTACCGGACCACGGCTGTCACGCATGGGGCCGATAGCCGCATCTTTTTGGGTGGGGTTGAAACCCTGCTCCTTCAACAGCGACACCCGCAGATCGTTGAGCTCGTTGACGACTGCATTGGCCGGGTCGGCGCCTATCAGCAGCATGCCCGTGCCGCCGGTGGGCTCGTGCACGATGGTCTTGCGGTTGATGCCGGCCAGCTTGGATGCCAGGTAGGCCAGCGGCGCCGGTGTGCTGTATGCCTGATTGGCAATGCTGGTGCTGGTCCGCACGTTGAGCAGCGGCTGCGATTCGTACAGCCGCACCAGGGATGCAAAGGTGCTGGCCGGGCCTTCCTTGTCCAGCTTTTCGATGCGTGCGCGTGCCTCCTGCACGATGGCCGCCTCCAGAGACTCCTGCGCTTGCTTCATTCGCTCTTGCGTGGCTGGCTTGCCGTCGAAGGCTTCCACCAGCTTCTTGAGCGCCGGGTTGTCCTTGGGCATCCGGTTGGCCGCCAGTTCCTCGCGCAGCGTCTGGGTAAGCGTGCGCGCGCCGGGTTCGTCGGCGGCACCATCCTGCGCCTCGTCGGCAACGGCTGCCTCGTGCGCCTCAATCTCGGCTTTCGTCTCTACGTCGATGACCGTGCGCTTTGTGTCGGCATCGGGCTTGCCTCCCGCCATGGCGATGTAAGCGCCCTGCAGGTGGTCCAGCGTCAGCGCATCAGCAGCGTCGTCACCTAGGTTTGCGCTGATTTGATCCAGGGCGAACTTGGCCGCGTCCTTGAACTTGTGGTACCCCAGGCGGAAAGCAGCATCCAACAAGCGCGTGAGCACGGGCAGCAGCTTTTGCTCCTGCTCGGGCATGATGTTCATGCGAGTGTTCTTGCCCAGGATGTCGCCCAGGTCGGCCAGCGCAGCCATGAGGTCGGCTTTGGCGCGGGTCTTGTCGGCGCTGGGCTTCTTCTTGGGTGCTACCTTTTTTGGCGCGGCGGCTGGCGCCGGTGCTTGGGCGGCGCCAATCAATTCCTGTAGCGCTTTTTCCGTCTTGAAGAACGTGATGTGTTCCGCAAACGGCGCCATGTCCTTCTGCTCAATGGCTTTGATCGCGGCGTCCTCGGCATCGAAGCGCGTGCGGCGCATCGTTTGCAAGGTGAACTCTGCGCCTTTGATCTGGGTTTGCGCGCGGGTTTTTTCTTCCAGCGTTGTGCCGTCCTTCGCTGCCTCGTTGCGCAGGCGCGTGACGCGCGCTTTATGGGCCTGCATATCGGCATCCAGCGCTGCGGCGATAGCTGGCGGCACATTCACCACGCTATCCGATGGCGCAGAGGCCGGTTGAGCTTGCTCGCTTGGCACCTGATCCGCTTGCGCATCCTGCAAAGGTTTTTCTGCGGTGGTGCTGCCGCCTTGTCGCTCCATTTCGGCAACTAGCTTTTCCTGCTCGCGGATTCGCTGCAATAGCCGGTCGTCAACTACTGCGCCTTGGCTTGCCTCGCGGGTACGCAACTCAATGAGGTCATTGCGGGCGTCCAGCAGTGTGTATCCAGGCTCTCCAGGCTGTGCGCGTGTCGGGGAGGTTAGCCCTTGCTCTGCCCCGCCGCTTTGCGTCGTTGGTGCAGTCTCAGCAGAAGCCCCGCTACTCATGGCGCGGGCCAGCGTGTCCTGCGTGCCCGCCACCATGTTCCCCCAGCTTGTCCGCAAAAGCCGTTTGCCCACCAAATTCAACCCGCCAGCATTGGTGCGCCAGCCTGCGAGCTTTAGCGCGCCCTCGCGCTCCAAGCTGGTCATGCGCGTCCACCGCGCGCCCACTTCGTTCAGGTCTGACGCCTGTGTTGTAGCCGTCGCGCCTTGCGTTGCGCTCGTTGCCGCTGCTTGCGCTCCATTTTTCTGAGCCGGGGCGCCATTGGTCAGTGCCCGAACTTCTGATGCGCCAGCAGGGGCTTGCTGGGTGCTGCCTTCGATTGCTGCTCCTGCGGCTGGCGCTGTTCCTGCTTGCGTTGGTTGCGGGCTTGCTTCGATGGCTTGAGGGGCTTGAGGCTCACTGGTTACTCCTGGGGTGGTGGTTGCGGCTGGCGCAGCACGGCGCTGCACCTCCTTTTGCAGCTTGGCTGTGCGCTTGTGTGCAGGGCCGTAGTGCTCGATGGCCACTTGCAGCTCCGCGTCCGTCATGTCCGGGATCAGCTTGCCGGTGATGGCCTTGATGTCGGGTGCAGTCCCAGCGGCTTGCACGGCGGGGGCGGCGCTGGGTGCCTCGGTGGCAGCGGGTGCAGGCTCTTGGGCAGCCTGGGTATTCGTGCCTTGCTGTTTCGCGGCACGAATCTGTGCGAATGCGTTTTTGAGGCTTTGGCCAAAGCTAGGCCCTGGGTGCGCCGTCTGACCGGCTGCGCCCATAGTGGCGGCTGGCGCACCTGTGAAGTTTGTGGGCTGTAGCCGACCTGCTACTTGGCCCTGTTGCGCCTGGTTTGCTCCAGTACCCTGGCGCGGATTTGCGGGCTCATTCGCCTGAGCGCCAGGATTGCCCGCAGGATTGCCTTGCGTGCTTTGGGATCGGCTGGAAGTGGTGGCAATGACATCTTGAATTTCCTCCTCGGTAGCGCCCGTGGCGCGTAACAATTGATCGTCGCTCACGTTGCCGGAAGCGCCTGCATCGGCTATGACAGCAGCATTTTCCGCATAGCTGGCTGCCATGGGATCAGCGTCAAGGCTTTCAAAATACTGTAGGACAAAGGCTTGATCCCAAGGGTCAGCATCCTCGAAGTCGATTTCCCGATAGCCCGGATTTGTTGGCTCGGTCACGCCAGTGTCAATCGCGGTCAGCGCAGCGGCAGACAATGATCCACCTTGCGCGGCGGCGGCTGCAACCTGCTCACGAACGGGGTTGACTGGCTTGGGCTCTACATCAGTCACATCGCCCACATAGGAGGGCACTTGATAGGCTGGTGTACGGGCTGTGCCGTCTGCACCCACCTGAATCACGCCGGGGTTTGGTGCTGGCAATGCCAGTGTTGGGCCGGGCGCTGGTGGTTGTGCGGGAGGCTGTGCTGGAGGCTGGTCGGGCGGCGGGGGAGTCGTCTTGTTATCGGTGCTCAAACCAGAAAAGCCAGCGGCACCGCCACCCATGGCCATACCAGCCAGCGTACCCATGACAGCCGCATCTTCCACGCCTTCATGCCATGGCTTGTTAAGCGCCAGGTTTTGCAGCACTTGCTCTGCTACTGACTGCGGCAGTTCCTCTAGCAGGCCCTCAGAGATCGCACCCTCAATAATTTGGCGTGGGATGCTCTTGGCCACTTCGCGCGGGGCCACTTGTCCGGCCGCACCCTTGGCAATCATGGTGTCCAGGTCGCCAATGCCCAGCCTTTGCGCAGCACGGCCGCCCAAGTAACCAAAACCAGCAGTTGCCAGACCGGTGGCGGCTGCCAGTGCTGATTGCGTTGGAGTTAGCAGACCATCTTTGGTTTCCTGTCGGATTTGCTCTGCCGCAGAGCCCGCACTGACAATGCCCTCGCCCAACGCACCGGCCACCATTGGCGCGGCTTTTTCCCCAACCGTGCGAGCCAATACACCAGGAAGTGCTGGGCCAACACCACCCGCAGCAGATGCCACACCGCGCGCACCGGCTGCCATCAGGCCGCGCGCAGCCACACCGCCCGCACCGATGGATGGGATGGATTCGACAACGGGATTGGTAATCAGGGATGGATTGGAAAGCGCAACGCCCGCTTTGTTGAGCACGCCGTCCGCATCCTGGAACTGCTTTTGTTTGGCCTTCAAGTCGTCAGATTGGAACGACGACAGGTATTCCTGCGCTTGTTTGGTCCTAAGACCAAATGCGCCGCCCTCGTTTTCAAGGAACTTGCCTACCGCGCCACCCGTGGGAATATCGAGCAGACCGACCGCTGCCTCGGGCACGCCGACGACACCCTTGGCCAGCGATACACCCAGGTCGCCCGCCTTGCGCAACACGCCTGCGGGCTCGGGTGCTGGCGTGAAATCATCCCAGTTAACGCCCTGCTTTGGCTGGGCTGGCTTGGTGGGCACGCCATTGTCATCGACGGGCGTAAAGTCGTTCCAGTTGATTTGGCTCATGCGGGCCAGTGTTCCAGCGCTTGCGCGTAGCAACAAACCCGACAGGGGGGCGGAGCAAAACTAGCCTACGGTTTAGGCGGGAACGGGAACCCCGTTTTTGACCACATAAGCCTTGCCATCCTTGCCTTGCAGGCGCTGGCCTTCCTTATAGGGGGACGCCTGTGCGCCGCCATTCAAATCCACCCGTTCGGCCTGTCCGGTGGACTTGTTGTAGCGGATCACGCTGCCCTCGGTAGTGCTTCCGTCTGCGTTCTTGGTAGTCGGTGTCACCTGGACGGCCCAATCTGCGGGGTCTGACTTACCTTGAAGTCCTCTGATCTGGCGCGCAAGGGCTGCCTGCTTTACCGGGTCTTTCTCTGTGGTGTAGGCATTTTGCAGGTTCTCCAGCTGCTGCGCAGCCCGTGTCTGGAACCCTTGCGCCTCGCGCTTCATGCTCAACTCTTGCCCCGCAAGGTTTATGCGGTTTGCATCACGCGCATTGGCTCCAGCTTCCTGCATCCCTGTGCGGGTTGTGGCTCCTGTTTGTTGCATATCCTCGCGCTGAATGCCTGCGTTTTCACGCATAGCCGTCACGTCCGCTACTGGCTGGGCTTGTTGCAAAGCCTGATCGGTGGCCAGTGCAGCCTTGTAGGCAGCCATGGCGGCAGAATCACCCTTGCCACTTTTGTCCCAGCGCCCGCCGTTGTTGGTGATTGAGCTTGCAGAAACCTCCAGATTGCGCAGGTTGTTGCGGGCCTGCCAGTCATTTGTGCTGTTGCGTACCGTGGGCGCGGTCACGCCTCGAGAGCCGTTAGCGCCAGGGAACCCAGCGGCTACTGGCATCGCCGGAGTGCTTGAACTCTTGGGCGCGAGACTGTCTGAAGCCGCCATGTTTTGCGTGCTTGGCTGTGCGGTGATCCCTCCAGGCAAGGCCGTTCCGGTGGGAGTATCGCTGTACTGGCCGGGCGCGTTGCGGTACACACCTGGGGCGATTGCGGCTGAAGAAGACGGCGCGGCAGACGGCGCGGCAGGTGCTGCGCTCGGGTCCACTGCGGGAGGGTTGACCACGCCGCGAGCGCCACCAGCAACCGTAGCAGCGGGTGCGGCAGGCGCCGCGCTTGCAGTAGGAGCGGCGGGAGGCTGTGCAGCGTCGTCGCTGCCAAAGAGGCCGCGACCAAAACCGACTGCTGCATTCAATACAGGCGTTGCTGCCTTGTCAGCCATCTCGATGCCGTACATCGGAAGACCCTGCACAGATGTGCGTAGGGCGGTACCGGCAGCCTGCGCATAGTTGCCAGCGCCGACCTGATCTCGCATTTCTTGCACACGATCTTGAATGTAAAGACCTGTAGGGCTGGCGTCCTTCGTTGCAGCGACTGGTTTATTGGCAGGCCGCTCTGGCGGGCGATTGGCGGCAGCGGCCTGCGCGCCTTGTACGTACATGGAAGTCTGGTTCTGTAGTCGCGCCTGTTCCTCAGGGGTTTTGACCCTGCCACCATCATTAAAAAACTGCTGTGGCTCGCCCCTGGGTTTGAATCCGAGCGCCATAGGTTGCTCACCCTCTGCGGCCTCGTCGTCGCCCTGCCCTGTCGGCGCATGGGTCACGCCCTTGATAGCATCCAGCACAGCCGCGCCGATAGCCTGTACCCGCTCTGGGGGCAATTCGTACTCACCATTGCTCACGCGCACAGGCACCTTCTCGCCCTCTGCCGCCTCATCGTCCAGGCCCAGCGCCTGCGTGGAATCGGCAGGCATGATGAACGTGCCGGGTTCCATTTCGTCGGGAATCGAATCGCTTGTGCCGGTTCCAGGCCCACGGATCATCCCGCCATTTGCCAAACCCTGCTCTTTCTCACGGCGCTGCATGGCACTCATGCCCGAGTATTGAGTAATTGCAGCGGGTGCGGGTGCTGGTGCAGCCGCTGCCTTTTTGGCTGCTTCCCTCTCACGCGCAGAGTTGGCCCTGTATTCGGCCAGTGCTGCGGCGCGCGCAGGGTCCTGTGGCTTAAATCCAAGCGCGCGCTTGAAGCCATCGACAAGACCGCCGTCTGCGAATTGCTGCACAGGCTTGCGCTGCGCTTTTGGTTGGAAACCGTACATGGCTGCCCCTATTGATTCGTTCAGGCGATTGTTCCGGGAAATCGCAGTACCCCATAACCTGATAGGGGGGCATCAGGCTAAAACGCTGTCCCAATCGGTGCGATCCGTCTCCGTACCGTTGTATCCACCCTTGGCACTGACCTGATTCATCAGTGTCGTCACCATGTTGCCGAACATATCCACCACCTCATTGGCGTTGGCCATGCGCAGCTTGCCCAAGAAGTCGCCCCTGTCGGCTGTACTAAGGGCATCGAACTCCAGTCCAAATCTGCGTGAGCTGGTTTTGCGGATCAACCCCGTGATTGCGGAATTGAATTTTTCGTTCAGGGCGATCACGCCATTGACAGAATCGACCACCTGATTCTGGTCGTTGATCCACATACCGCGTGCTCTGAGCTTGAGCTTGAAGCCTTCGGCCACCTTCTCGTGCAGCTTTCTTGTGCGGTCCATGCTGGTGTCCAGCAATGCACGCACCATGCGCATTTTTTCTGTGCGCTCTTGTTCCAGGCGGGAGGCATGCGCGCGCGTCAACGCCTCGGTCGCGGACGCGATGCTGTTGCCGTGTATGCGCGCCAGAGCATCCATTGCATGACCATGGGCGAAACGGTGCCCGGCTGCGGCTGCTGCGTCCAGCGTCTCGCGCTCCTGTGCAAATGCCTGCCGACGCGCCATCAGGAACGCCGTTTCAGCCGGCGTGCTGTCCACCAGATCGTTATAGGACATCCCGATAGCGGACGCCAGCGCCGACTGAACGAAAGCCTCAGCGCCCGCACCAGCCGCGCCCATGCCTGGGAAAAGCATGTCCAGTTTTTCCAGGTAGTCGTCAAAGAACGATCCCACCACGTTGTCCAAGAACAAGGGCATGCTGGCAATCTGCGGGTCGATCCCTTCCAAGTTTGCTTTGCTCAGTGCGCCTTGCGTTGCCACAAACTTTTCTCGGTAGCTGACGCCCGTCGCGTTCGGCTTTGACGGTATGCTGCTCAGTGCGGCATTGATTTCCTTGTCAACGCTGGAGCGCATCGCTCTATCAGCCTTGTCGATCATTTCAGAAATCTTGTCGATGGCCGTGTAAACGATGGCCGCAGAAATACCTTGTGCAGCAATTCCAGTGGTTGTCATGGTCAACCCCCTCCTGCGTCTATGCTGTTGGATTCCGAGGCGGTCGAGTTGACGCTGACCCCGGCACTGTTCAAGGCGGCAGCGGCACGAGACGAATACCGGCGCAGCAACTTGATGTTTGCTTCTGCCAACATGCTGGCCTTGGTGTTTGCGCGCTCCACCAGCGCCTTGAGTTGCTGCGTTGATGCCTGGCGCGAGTCGTCCGTGGACATGACACGCTCCTCCCAAGAGGAAAGCTCCGCGCTGCGCACATCCATCCGGGCGCGTGCAGCCTGCTCGCCTCGCTGCAACCGTGTCAGGTAGTCGTTATTGCGACCAAACACGTCAAACATCAGGTGCATTTGCGTGAAGGTGTGCTCCATCGCTGCATTGAGCGCTTCGTTGTAGGCACGCAATAGCGCCTCGGCGGCATCGACCCGCATCTTGTGCCGCTCCGCTTCACGATCGGCTGTCATTTGCACACTGGCCCGCGCGACATGCAACTGCGCCATCTGTCCTGCCACCGCGCTATGCGCTGCAGCCACCCCTGGCGGTACAGCAAGAGCACGGGCACTAGCCCACTGCGTTGCAGACAGCGCATACCCCGATGCCTGATCCATGCGGCGGTCGTATCCGACATTGCCAATGCCATCATGCGACCCAATAACCGCACTCAGCCAGTTCAAGGCAATGCGAAACCCCGGCCCCACTGGCGCGGCAGTCTTGATGATGTCTTGAAACTCCGTGGACCAGCGCTGTGCAACCTGTGCAAGCTGGCCACGCACGGACAGGTCGTGAGCCGCCACCAAGGCAGCCGCCTCGTCGCCTGCGTAGAGGCTCAAAAACTTTTCAATAGACGGCGCCCCACCGCCCACACCTACGCCAGTAGCAGACCCAGCCGATGCGCCCAAATCGCGCGAAGACAATCTCTCGGCATTGGCATAGCTGGTCATAGCCATGTTCCAGGCCCGACCAAGCAGCGCGTCAAAAAGCAGCGCTGTAGGTAGCGCTCGTCCGTTGGCCATGTCAGATTCTCCGCTGTGATGCGATCACCGTGAACTGCACCGAATCAAGCTCAAAGGCATCAGCCTCGCTGGTCAGCTCAAACGTGAAATAGTTGGAGCGCAGCCCGCGCCCAGGATCAAACCGCTGTGTGCGCAGGCGATCATCAAAACGCCGTGCCCGGTAGGTGTACTCGTTGACGCCATCACCAATTTTTAGGAACACTGCGCCGGTCGATGAAATGCCAACGTGTACCGCTGGCAGATACTTATTGGCCTGGGTGCCAAAGTTGTGTTTGCCTAATGAAATGCCTGAGTTGATGGGGATTCCAGCGTCGGTATTACCTTCCAGCAGATAGACGCCATCTGCCCGCGCGCCAAACTGGCGGCCCTTGACCACGGCAAAGCTGCCAAAACCGAACTGCTCATAGCGCGAGCTGGCATTGCTGCGAGCGTTGACCACCCACGCCTCACCCGCATCAACTGGCACGCCATCAACTGTGCGGAAAGCAAACACCGTCGCACGCTCACCTGCGCCAATCATTTCTGCCACCGAGTCCAGTAGCGTTGCCGTGAAGCTGGCGCTGTCCTGCGCACTGATTTCCTCGGTGCCGTCCTCGGGCGCAACCAACCAGGCTTCTGCCGTGACAGTCCCGCCTACCTTCTCGGTAATCGTCAGCCCAACGTAGGCAGAATGCTCAACAGGCGCGCGGAACACCACAGCCTCCATGACCTGCACCAGCGGGGTGAGCTCTCCACCAAACCCGACCATGCGCAAAGCGCCAAGGTCCAGTCCCAGCTCGGCATACGTGGTTTGAACCGACGCACGCATTACCAGCCCGCGCAGCGCCGCGTTGACGGTGGCCGTTGGGGGCGCAGTAGCCACCATGCTCAGTTCCGGCAGGTCTGCATCCAGGACAGAGTACGGAACACCTGTATCCACCTTGTTCATTCCGGCCTGCATTCCTAGCTGGCCCAGAGTGACTTGGATGAAACCAAAGCTATCGAGGTCTGACGCAATCATGCCCAGAGGCTTGAGCGTGGCTTCCATCCCGTCATAGTCGCCAAGCGTTATCTGAAAGCGCGACAGATCGCCAAACAGGTTGGCCATCTGTGTCTCTGATAGCTGCGCAGCAAAAGACGGCAGCGTGATTGCCAGACCGCTGGGCGCCATCGCGTCAATGGTCATCGCTAGTCTTTCAAGCCCGGTCACTATCTCGCCGCCAGACGGCACCGGCAGACTTCCGGGTGTCAGCACTGGGTTGTTCACCGCGTCATACGGCAGGTACAAGGTTGCATCCAGTACAAACGGCTCGACCATGCTGAACGGCGCCAGCAATAGAGTGTCACCATTGACCACCCACTTGATATGCGTGCCGTAGATTGCGGCACTCACCGTGTCCGTACCAGCGCCGACCCGCATCGCACGAATGGGTGCATAGGGCTTTTCTGAAGTGACCGCGCCATCATGAATGATCCGCACGGTAGTCGCAGTGAACACCAAGCCGTAGCGCAAGTGTCCGTAGCCATTGCGCCCGATTGGAGAGACGGCCGACGAATAGGCCAGCCCCACGGCCACACCGCCCTGGCGCGCACCCTGCACATCAGGAATATCAAGGCTGATCGTTCCGATCCAGTTTGGGGGAAGCTCCTGAATGCTTCGCGCGCCAGAATCCCAAGCCGGAACGAAACCAGAGGTCGTCTGGATGGTGTTTGCCGTGTTGTCTGGGGCAACGATGCTGCCACCGCCTGGATTGGGGATGAAATTCACATCACCGCTTGGCGCATTCCCGGTTGGCGCAGGCGGCGCCTCTGTGTAAGCGTCTCCACCATCAGCAAGATCGGGGAAACAAACATATTGATACCCGGAAGCAGTGCCGTCCACAAAACCATTCACCCACACGTATGCGCATCGCATCTTCTGCTCCTTGGGTTCATCCAACGCCTACGCCAGTGGTCTGATCTGAGTAATAGTTCAGGCTCACGTAGCCATTGACGCAAGTACCGGTGACCTCGTAAACCCAGTCTCCCGGTCTCGTTATGCGGAAATACGATGTGCCATCGCTGCGAGTCACCAAGGTAATGGAGCGCCCTGGCCACAGCAGGTACAACTGCTGCTCAATAGCAGCAAAGCACGGACTATCTGGCGGCGGAAGCGTGCCACTGCCACTACCTCCACCGATACCACCGCCTCCACCACCACTACCGCCACCGCCGCCACCTTGGGATGGGGGTAGTTTTTCGAGTTTGTTAGCCATAGTCAGGCTCCTTGAATTTGTGGTCTGCCATCCACGGGCGCGCAGGATTGGACGGGAGCAATTTGCCGGCCTTGTCGCGCAGCGCGATCATGGGCAGCAGCTCTCCACGGTTGTACTGAGTTGCTGATTCGCTGATGTCTTGCTCGTATTGAAAGCGTGGGACGCTGTTGCGTTCCCACTGTCTGCCAACAACGATCTGACCATCAACCCATGTCTTACCTGGCAAGCTGATCTGTGCGCGCGTAGCTTTCCAGCTATCGCCGCCGTTGTCAGATAGGTAGATGGTTGCGTCAATCGGTTTGCCTGGTTCCGTGCGTGCCGACATTACTGGCACTGCAAGCGTCTTATCGTCAATGGCCACCACAAAGCCAGCACGAAAACACCAAGGTGTCGGCAGAAGTCGCCGCGCCCAGGTTATCCCACCATCGTCAGACACCAGCAGCATTGGGCGGGCTCCGGGATAGCTGATATTGAACGGCGTGCCGCCCAGCGTCTTGCTTTCTTCCCATACAGAGTACGGATCAAACTGCATCCACAAGCGCTTCTTCTTGCCTTCTGGCGTGCTGCGGTAAACGGCGCCTCCAAAGCCCAGCGGCGCATAAGGTATGTAGTAGTTTCCTGATGGCCCCGGTTTGGTCAGGCCAGCGCCAAAAACTGCGGCTGGGATCGTGGAGATTTTTGTTGCGCCAGAAGTGGTGATGCGAAACACCTCTATTGCATTTGGAGAGGCTGTCTCGTACCTAGAAAACGCCAGCAGCGTGTTCTTGTCCTGTGTCAGCAATCCACCATAGTGGCTTGTGCTTGGAAAACTCAATGACGCTGATGGAACAACGTAAGTCCACGTTTCTCCATTATTGGTAGACCACATGAAAAAAGCATCGCTGCTTGATGCTTGCACGCTACCGCCTGCACCAAACTGCATGGCATGTACGATTACACGCAAAACCACCTTGGACGGCCCCAAGCGATGCAGCGACATGCCTCTGGCGGCGAGATAGTGCTTCGGAAGGCTTGGAAGGGATGGGAAGTTGATCTTTCCCAGGGCAACGCCTCCCTGTGGCGTAGTGCGCTTGCAAGTGAGTCGGTACGGGCCAGAGCTGCGACTGTCGTACACATCGTCTGCAGCCGGGTACACGGCAATCATGGCGGTGTATTCGCGGCCGTCGTCTGTCTTAGCAATACCAGGCTCGCAGACTGCATACGTGTCTGATGCGTCTCCAGTGGGAATCTTCCCCGTATCTGGGAACCCCCAATAGCTACCGTATTGCGCACCAGCGAATGCAACGAATACACTGGTGCTGCTGTACATATCGGCGGTAGTTTGTCTAATGGAGTCGGAAATTGATCGAGGAGTGGGATCAAATCCAAGACCACTGTGAACATCAAACGAAAACAACGGCGCGCTGGTGGCGCCGGTCAGGGGATTGACCTCAACCACCTCAACGCGGGCCGCACGCAATCCACGCTTTTTGGTGTGCGGTCTTGGGGTTGTTACCAACTTACCCATTGAGTCGTTGAAATACCGATTGTCGCCAGAGACAGCAACCTCGCGCACCAGAATCACCTTGCCATCGCCCTTGGCAAAAAAACGGCGCTTGCCAGCCTGAGCGGTATAGCTTGTCTCTGCAATGGCGTCACGGGTACGGCTAGTGACATTACCAAACTGGTCAGTGCCAGTTATCGGGCCATAGTGCCTAGATATGCGCGTCTGCGTTTTGAAGCCGCTTATTTCCCTAAACGGCAAGTCTCCTGCCGCTGTATCTTGCTCGGACATGAAAAGCCGCGAGCGCTTGAGCAATTTGGTGTCTGGCGACAGGTTCAGCAGTTCGTTGCCAGTCAAAGCATCGTCTGGAGACTGCTCTGCATGGGTCATCGACGTTTCGTGCAGCAAGACAAAGCGCGGCTGCGAAGTGCCTTCCGGCTCCCTCTCAATACGCACGAACTCGCCAGAGCGTTGGATAGTGCTCTCTGCATCACGGTAGGTCATAAACTCCGACCCGACCGTAATCATGGCCTGGAGCTGATCTTTCTCCTTGCCATCAGATGCGCCCCTGGAGTCATCGTTAATGAGCATCAGGGAATCTCACGCGCCTTCACCAAATCTTTCCAGAAGATCGGGGGCGGTTCAGGCGGTATCCCGCCAATACCAATGAAGAATGAAGGTCTCCAATTTGCTTGATAACCCCCGGAAAATAACACTCGATTGTTATCCACGATTTCAGTGTCGAAGTAATCAAGGTAATCAACGGGCGTACCTGACGGGGCGATCATGGCAAATAAAATATCTTGTGCCTTCGCATCATTGAGCGACAGAGTTACCGTCAGTGCGCAGCCAGTCGTTCCGATTTCGCTAGGAAGAATCTGGATGTTGCCCGACACCCGAACCACTTCTTCCTGAATTGGGGACCATTCATACACGCCGTACCGGGTGTAGTCGTCGGTGTTGATATTTCCAACGGCCGCAGGCGTATCGAGCACGTCCACACTGCTTTTGTACCCAAGCATGTCGGTGTGGACGATGATCGCGTAGCGCGTGCCGGTAATGACCATGGTGGATTACCCTGGCAAGCTGATCGATGCGAAGTTCACAGCCTGTGTGTTACCAGCAACCAGGGCGAGCGAGCTGATATTGAGCTCTGCGCCAGACACGCCTACGCGCCCCTGCAGGCGGGCCTCGGTCGTCGATGCAAACCCGGTATCAGCACTGCCCACAAAGCGAAAGAAAACCGCGTTGCCGGTGTTAAGCACAGGGCCTGCCCAGGTCTCTCCAGGGCTCTTGTTGATAGCGCCGTTGGCGGCAGTACCAAGGTTCAGGCCGCTTGAAATACCGTCGCCGTAGACCGTCAATAGCTTCTGGTGCTTGGCCGTTTCGATGGGATCGTCAGCGCTAAGGGGGATATTGGCCAGCGTGCTGTAGTAAACATGAATAAAACCGTTGGCCAGGATGCTTTTGAGGCTCCCGGTTTCGAGGATTTTGTTGCGCAGGCCGGTAGATGCAAGAAGGGGCATGATGGAACCTCTCAGAACGAAACAAACTGAAACCCGGAAAGCAGTTCCAGGTAAACGGATGGGTCATAGGGGCGGGGGTTTGCAAAGCGCACCACCGAAAGCAATTTGCCGGTTGCGGCACCCTTGGCAGGGGATGTGCTGATGAAGGCACCATTGACAGTGCCCGTGCCCAGCATGTCAAAACGCGCCAGCGATGCCGCGTTCGAGCAAGCGGCATCTGTGACGGCACCCAGGTTCAACTGCAGGCGGTTTGTCTGGCCGTACTGAATGACCTCGGAGACGACCGATAGAAACGTTGCAGCTTCCTCATCGCCGTTGGGGATGTGCGCGCCGCTCCACAACCCAATGTAGAGGGCGGCTGGCCCTGCGCCGTTCTTGAGATAGGCAGTCGCCATGTCATTGAGCCCTTCGCGTGGGACTCTGTTCTTGGCGCCGCGCATGGCGTCCACAATGGCGTCGTCGTATTTGCTTCGGGTCAACACGTCAAACGTGAAGCCGGGTTTGATAAGTGCGTCCATGATGGTCATTCCTTTTTCACGATCCGTGCTTGGGCGTAGGAGCCGATGCCTGCTCCGGTGCCGCTAGGTGAGGAGAGCGCTGCCACGATGGATGCCATGCCGTCTGCCTCACGCCAGAGCGTTGCCGCGCCACCCTCTGCAATGAGAGCAACGTTGCGCTCTTGCAGGTTTTGAAGTTCGCCCGAGGCCGTGCAAGAGACAATCCCGCGCTGACTCATCCAGTGGGCGCCGCCGTCAGGCCGGTATCCGGCCTGCTGCTCTGGAGCGCCATAAGACAGCACAGCACGCACAGAACTGGCAGGGAAACCGCCAGCAATCCAGTAGGTTTGTTTGGCCACCACGAAAACACCACCCTCTACCGCTGCAATGCAGGTAATTGGTGCCGGGAACATTTCATAGCCGCGTGACTCGTCCCGCAGGTGTGGTGTGAATGGCTCGCTATAGACCAGCACATTGCCCACAGCCACCAGCAGCCGACCGTTGTGGTGAGCAATGCAGGAGCCGGGCGGCATGGGAGATAGCAACTGCTCGCCCACATTGACACTGGCAGCCGTTGCCCATTCGGGTGTGGGGCCATTGACGGGGTGATATGAGCCGACCCGCAGACCGTCCGTGAAGTACACCGCCTCATTGACCTGCGCGTATCGAACGAATGTGACGCGGCCAAACCCTGTAGCTACCTGGGTAGCACTGGTGGAGCCATCTGCGCCCACGTCCATCCGGCGAACCGAGCCGTCAGAGCAAAACAGGCCGTAAGCGCCGTCAATCGGCGCCCACAGAGAATGGCAGTCCTGCCATGGCAGAGAAAGCGTGTAGCCCTTGCGCGTTTTTACAGTGCCGCGCTCTGTGACATCAACATTCAGTGCATCGCGCAGTAGGTGCCCTGCCCCGTTTGGAAGCGACATACTGAAATCAGGGACGCGGTTGTCCATCCCTTCTGGGAATGGTCCAACAGTCATTGAATTTGATGCCATACCCGACATGATTCCGTTTGCGGCTGCAAAGCGGAAACCCGACAGGGGGGTCACAGAACGTGCGAGACGTTCACCTGTGTCTGGTCGTGCCGTGTGGACTGGCGCAAGTCGGCATCAGGTCGTAGCCCGAAGTAAGACTCAAAATCTTCAAGCGCCTCTTTGGACTTCTGAGGGTTTTGCGCATCGGCGTCTGGCCTGCCAAAAGCGCGATACAACACCCAATGGACCAAGTGAATGTGATGAGCCTCGTGAATCTCGGGCTTGTCGTTGTCACTTGCCATTGCTTTAAGGGGCAGCCGGTATGCCTCCATGCGAAGCGTGCCCGCCACGGATGGAACCGGCACCAGTCGCAGCCGCGTATCCGTTTGGATCGCAAAGCTCGGCATTTCGGAGGGGAAATCGCGCCATCCTGGTGTGGTGCGGTCAAGGTACTCGCGCGATACCAAGCGCAGGTTTTCAACAACACCGACATTTGGCACAAAATCAAGGGCAGCGATTTCATACACCTTGGGGTGTAGCGGATAGCTCGCGATGCCAGGGGCGACCGCAATTTTGGTCACTGACGCGCTGTAGTCGTCCAGCAGCAGTCTGGCGCGTACAGCGGCTTCATCTTGCGCTTCGGCAAACCAGTCAATGATCCACTCATCCCGCCACAAAGGGGGATTTGCAAGATCATCGGCCTCAATGCGAAAACGCTCAATCAACTGCTGCAGCGTCATCTCAGCGCGCCCCGAATTGCTCGATCAGTGTGGACACCTCGGCGCGAAGCTTGGTCACGGCCAGGCGCTTGTCCAGAGCTACCTCGTACTTGCTGGCGTATTCTTCAAGCGCGTTTTTGTCCATGCTCTGCACGGTCAGCAGCATGGATTCCATAACCTGCTTTTCTTGATCCTCAGAGCGCTTGATCTCTTGCTGCACTACCGCTGCGGCTTCTTGCTCCTCAGTCTGTGCAGTTGCATCCTGGGGCGCAGCCTCATCGACGGGAGCGCGGTCGAACCGTTTGAACTCCACGTAGCGCAATAGCTTATCGGCAGCAGCAGAAGGCACCAGCTTGGTATCACCGGGCATCCAGCTGTTACCCGTGTGAGATTCCCGGTAGAGCTTGCGGCCCTCATAGGTGATGCGTGTGAGGTCCATTGTGGACTCCTGTAAGTGGATGGAAAACAAGCCGGACGAACCGGCTTGCTTCTCATGGCGTTGCTTACACAGCGCCTTCGCTGGCGATGGTCAGCACAACGTCAATACGCGATGCCTTGGCATTGGTTGCCACTGCGGTCGTCAAAGTGAGCCACGCATCCTTGGGAAGCGTGACAGGCGCCTTGGTCGTCGCATTGCGCAGGCGTGCTGCCGTGGCCAGTGGCAAAGCAGCAGCGAAATACTGCAGGTCTTGCGGCACCAGGGCGCTGTCCACACCGTCGATGTACTCGAAACCGAGATCGCCGGTAATGGTGGCCGTCATGCCGTTGGAAATCACCACCATGCTGTCCAGCAGGACAGAACCGGCGGGGATACGGCCCAGGCGGACCTTGTCGCCAGCGAGAATGGCAGCGGTGGAATCGGAACTCGTGGCGCTACCGTTGGTGGCCGTGACCAGCGAATACTGCAGGCCGTGGGCATTGCCCCAAGGGGTTGCGCCAACAAGGTTGCGGGGATTTACTTTGCGGGTGATCGTTGGCATGTCAGCCTCCGTAATCGAATCTATGAACTTTGGCGTTATGAGCCGGGCAGCCGTAAGCCACCCAGCTCAATCACACTGGCTTACTGGCGGGCGCCGATGATGGGCACCACGGTATCCAAGGCGATAACGCCGTGGTCGGTGAAGTGCCTGACACCATTGCCCTGGTCAACGGCCCAGCGAATCTTGGCCAGGCCTTGAATGGCGCCAATCAGCAGCTCCATCTTGTCGTCGTGGTCGAACGACTTTTCGCTCCAGAAGTAAGGCATGCCGCCCTTGTCGCTGGAGCCGAACGCCTGCGCAAGCGCCTGTCCACCCAACAGCAAAGCGCGGTCCACGGCGAACGTGGTGCCCAGCGCAGCAGGGACGGTACAGGTTGACTCCACTTCCGTGGTGTTCGATGCGCAGTAGCGAATCGTGTCACCGGCATAGAAGCGGATCGGCTTGGGCATCTTGCAGATCAAGACACCATTCCACAAACCAACTTCACCCAGGAAAAGCGGGTGGTTATCGGCTTTGGATGCGCGGGCCAGAGCATTCGCCTGGAACTGGCGGAAGTTGGGATCGCTTGCAAAGCCGTGGTACTGGGCAGGCGAGACCATCAGGCAGCGCAGCGGCGAGTCTTCTGCCACCTTGTCGCCCGGCAGCTTGATTGCTGGGGGAGGAAGGGCAATTGACTCGATCATGGTGCGAATGCTGTCCACCACGTCCATGCTCAACTTGTCGGTGCTCTGCAAATCAACTTCACCAGCGATGACGTTGAAAGGCTTGATGGCAGCGCCGTCCGCGATGAAGTGACGGTTGCGCGTTGGCGCTTTCACATCATTGACCGCCATTTCGGCAAACATCTCATGGTCTGCCGTAGGAAGGCGCCACTCGATGTTGTCGTGAAAGCCTCGGGCGCCAGCCATGTGAACCAGCATTGCTTGGTCCTGATAGCTGTCCATCAGCGATTGAGCGATTGGGCGGCCAATCTTGCGGAAGTTAACCGGGCTGCGCAGGTCAGTCATGGTGTTGCCAACGTCCACCGGGAAACGCGCCTGATTGACGCGCACACGGCTTTTGTCCAGCGCAATACCGGTGCCCTTGCCCTCGGCTTGGCGGCTGCCCATGATGGGGTAAGCGCCAACAGGCTGCACGAAGTGGAACTCCACCTCATCGCCCTTGCCACGGGTCAGGTCCACCGTGCGAACCACGGGCATATCAGTGC